AAGGAGCCTGCTGATGGTGTCGATCTGTACGATGAGATTGAACGCTTTGGTGAGAACTGCAAGCGGCTTATGACAAATCTGTTCACAGAGAAACGTGACGGACGCAAGCTACGAATGTCAAACATCGGGCGTGATGATCGCTACCTCTGGAACGTGGTGAACAATCCTGACGTACAGGAGGAAATGACTCCTAACACCTACGTCAAGTTTATGTACGGGCATCTGATCGAAGAGATGCTACTCTTTTTAACCAGACTATCAGGACACGAGGTGACAGATGAACAGAAGAAGTGTGAAGTACGTGGTATTACGGGGTCTATGGACTGCAAAATTGACGGTGTTGTCACTGATATTAAAAGCGTCTCGTCTTTTGGGTTTAAGAAATTCAAGGATGGAAGTTTGGCTTATGATGACCCGTTTGGATACGTTGCTCAAATTAAGGGATATGCACATTCAGAAAACGAGACTAAGTTCGGCTGGCTAGCTATGGACAAGCAGAACGGACATCTGACGTACCTCATGTATGACACAGAGGACACACAGGCTCCCGTTCACGAAAAGATTGGCTATGACATAGAGGAGCACATCGAACGCATAAAAAAGCTAGTGGAGCAACCGGAGGCACCAGAGCACTGCCACGAAGTCGTACCAGATGGCAAAAGTGGAAACAAAAAGCTCGCAGTCGGTTGTTCGTACTGTCCCTACAAGTTTACCTGTTGGCCCGGAGTAAGAACTTTCCTGTACTCAAGTGGTCCCAGATATTTAACAGAGGTGGTCAATGAGCCGAAGGTCACGGAAGTCTAAATTAGGTAACTTCAGGTCGGAGTTTGAAAAAGATGTCGCCACGCAGTTACAACCATTTGGCTTTAGCTACGAACCGTTCCAAATCCCGTACAGGATCGAACGAAAGTACACCCCAGACTTTGTGTACGAACTCAACGGACGAACGTACCTTATTGAGTGCAAAGGATATTTTCGATCAGGAGACACGCAGAAGTATAGAGCGATCTCTCAGTGTCTCCCAGAGACGCAAGAACTCATCTTTGTACTGATGAAGCCTAATCAGAAAGTGAGTAAAAGTACCAAACTTACTATGGCAGAATGGTGTGACAAACATGAAATTTTATGGTATAATATAGATACGCTTAAGGAGTTGGTTGATTATGTCTCTGACACTAGAAGAAATTAAGGAGAAGCTGTTGCGGTTCTATGATCCTGACGATCTTCTGGAAGCCCTGCAGATTTCATCAGAAGAAATACTAGACAGGTTTGAAGATAAACTACTCAAGAAGCTAGAGAATTTTCACGAGGAACTAGAGGAAGAGTATGAAGAATGAGTGGAACATGAGCGAAGAAGATTGTGCAAAGTACGCCAAAGACTGCGATGAGTTACGTAAGAATCTTGAGAAGCAGAAATCTTTAGACGACGTAACGCCAGAGGAGTGGAACAAAGTGTCTAAGACAGCAGTAGGTAAATTGTACCACCCAGAGGACAAGCACAACCCAGTGACACAACCAGATCACTATAACAAAGGGGCGATAGAGGCCATTGAAGCAATCAAGGCGTCCATGCACCCACAAGAGTACAAGGGGTATCTCAAGGGCAACTGCTTGAAATACCTCTGGAGGTACGAGTACAAGAACGGCGTAGAGGACCTCCGTAAAGCTAGGGTCTACCTAGATTGGTTAATCAAGGAGGTAGCCTTATGAAAGTAGTAGAAGGTAAGTTTGGCAAGACAGATGAAGATAAAAAAGAGATCACCACATCAGAGTTTCTGTCAGCGTTTGTAGTCAAAGCACTACAACACGAGGAAGAGGGACGAAAGGTAAAGGTGGCTGTTGTGATGTACGAAGACGGTGAAATGTTTGAGGTAGCGTCCAACGAGCAGTACCCTGATGGTGTGTATATGCTTTTGCAGATGGCAGGCCAAGCAATTATTAACGAAACGTTAGGAGTAACAGACTAGATGGACGCATATCAACAGTACATACACAAGAGTCGATACGCAAGATACTTGCCAGAGGAAAAGCGTAGGGAAACTTGGGAAGAAACAGTCAATAGATACGTAAACTTCTGGGGAGACGATCTGCCAGAGACGGCACGTAAGGAGGTTTACGAGGCTGTACATAACTTAGACGTAATGCCCTCCATGCGAGCACTAATGACCGCAGGAGAGGCGCTAGAGCGTGACAACGTAGCAGGGTTTAACTGTAGCTATCTGCCTATAGACCACCCCAAGGCATTTGATGAAATGATGTACGTGCTCATGTGTGGCACAGGTGTGGGCTTTAGTGTCGAGCGTCAGTACGTACAGAAACTACCGGAAGTTGCGGAGGAGTTCCATGAAACAGATACAGTTATCAATGTTGCAGATTCGAAAATCGGATGGGCGAAATCGTTTAGGGAGTTGGTATCACTGCTGTATTCAGGTCAAGTTCCCCGATGGGACGTTAGTCGAGTACGACCTGCAGGTTCCGCACTTAAAACTTTCGGAGGTCGTGCAAGTGGCCCTGAACCTCTCGTCGAGTTGTTCCGATTCACGGTGGACCTGTTTCGGGAAGCTTCTGGACGAAAACTTAGCTCCGTTGAGTGTCACGATCTTTGCTGTAAGATTGCTCAAATCGTCGTCGTCGGAGGAGTCAGACGATCAGCACTCATCAGCCTCAGTAACCTCACCGATGACAGACTCAGACGATGCAAGCACGGGCAGTGGTGGGTAGATAATCCTCAACGTGGTCTAGCGAACAACTCTGCGTGTTACACAGAGAAGCCTGACTTTGAGGCCTTTTTAAACGAATGGACAAGCTTATATGAATCACGATCTGGTGAACGAGGTGTCTTTAGCAGAGTGGCAAGTCAAAAGCAAGCTTCAAGAAATGAACGAAGAGATGCTACCTTTGATTTCGGAACTAATCCATGTAGTGAAATCATCCTCAGACCCTACCAGTTCTGCAATCTTTCAGAAGTTGTTGTTAGGCCACAAGATACACTCAACAGCCTCAAACGAAAGGTTCGGCTTGCGACTATCCTTGGGACTCTTCAGGCTACCCTCACAGACTTCCGATACCTCAGAAATATTTGGAGAGTAAACACGGAAGAAGAGGCCCTCTTAGGCGTGTCTCTGACAGGCATCATGGATCACCCGTTACTATCAGGACGAGGAGACAAAGGTGAACTCAAAAAATGGCTCAGAGCTATGCGAGCAGAGGCCATCAAGACTAATGAACAGTGGGCCGATAGGTTGGGTATTAAGGCATCTACAGCCATTACTGCTGTTAAGCCTTCAGGCACTGTTAGTCAGTTGGTCGATAGTGCTAGTGGTATCCACCCTCGCTATAGCAGTCAATACATTCGTAGAGTTAGGGCTGACAGCCGTGACCCACTTTGTGCCGTCTTGGAAGCCGCAGGAGTGCCTGTAGAGAACGATGTGATGTCACCCACTACCAAGGTATTCAGCTTCCCTATCGCCTCTCCAGAGGGCGCTGTGACAGCCTCAGAGATGGGTGCTATGGAACAGCTAGAACTGTGGGAGATATACCAAGATGAGTGGTGTGAGCACAAGCCATCTATGACCTGCTACTATCGTGATGAGGAGTTTCTTGAGGTGGGGCAGTGGTTGTACAACAAGTTTGACAAGGTAAGTGGTATCTCTTTCTTACCCTACTCAGACCACACGTATCAACAGGCACCGTACGAGCCTGTGGACAAGAAGACGTACAACCAGCTTGCTAAGGACTTCCCGACAGAAATATCGTGGGATATAGAAGAGGCCAGCGATATGACTGAGGGGTCACAACAACTGGCCTGCACAGGGAACAACTGTGAGCTATGACATAAAGAATATGGAGTAGCCCTCTGACTTACCTACGTCCTCTGGCTTGTCTTTCGGGTCATGGGGCGTAGGTATTCCCTGCGCTTGCATCTTCTTAATACGATCCTTAGACTTCTGGCACATACTGTGGTAGTCGTGGGATGTGTAACTTACTGTGTGCTTATCTTTGTTCTTCACGGTTTTCTCCTGTTAACATTCCTAGCGCACCTGCTTGATTAGAAACTGCTCTGGCCCTGTCTCTTGCCGTAGGAGCCGCCCTAAAGTCTCTAGCAACCCTGTCTTCAAAGGCTTTGACAGACTCCCTTGGCATCATTTGCATACCAGAAGCCCTCTCAAGGTCTGCTACAGCAGACTGCCTAGCCTCTTTAGCCGCTAAATTTTGAGTCTCAGATCCCCTAGCTGATTCTTTATCTCCTATGCGTCTGCGCTGAATAGGAAGAACAGTGGTTAAATCAGACCATCCGGGCGGCGTCATACCAAACAAATCGTGACCGTCAGACAGCATCGTGTAAAACTCTTGGCTTTTCGGATCTACGACAACAAAGGCGTTCATGCCGCCCAAGTCTTTAGCAGAGGATTTAAAAGACTGTTGAAGTACAAGTTTTCCATCGTCCATTTTATTTATTGTAATAGGGTGCTTGGCTATGTACCCATTAACAAACTTTAGGGCTTCTTCTTGAGGACCGCCCTTTTGTATCTTTAGCCCCTTTTTCTGTCGAGCTTTAGCTTTCCAATATGTTTCTGCTAAGTATGAGCTTTTTAAACTTTTACGTTTTTCTCCTTGATAAAAAGCATCGCTTAAGGCGTTTCTACCCGTCCAAGTTTTCCCTGCTCTTTGAGTTATAGCGTTAATAATTCCTAAGTACTCACGCAACTGGGCTTCCCCAAGTGTGTCGCCAGCGTAGTCTTTATACGCCTGTAGGGTTTTTGAGCTACTGAGCATCTTTGCTATTTCTGGGGCAGTGCCTTTGGCTCGTCCTGCGGCTTCTTCACCCAACTGGCTCCCTGCCGCCGCCTTTCGTCGCGCAACCACTGTTCCTGAATCTGTACCGTGAACAGCCTTAACGTGTCTAGCCGCCCTATCTACTACATCTTGGGGTATGTCTCCCTCTTCTGCCAATACTTTTTTTAGGGCCGCATCGTCAGCCATGTTACCAGTAGACAGTACCTCGTTTCTAAAAGTGGGCATTGACTCGACTACAGTACCACCAAACTCTCCAGAAGCGCCTCTGGCTTGTTGTGCCATATAAGGAGAGGCCACCATGTTTCCTTGTCTAACAGACGGGGATATTTTTCCCTTTTCGTCTACAGGGTTTATCTGCTCTGCTCTACGCCCCATTCCTGTACCGTATTGTCTTGCGGTAGCAGAGGCGGTAGGCGACAAAGCCTGTTGAACAGCATAGGGCATGGCCCTCAGACCTTCTTGTACAGACCCTTTAATTTTTTCGACGGGACCTTTGTAAAAACCGGGAATCATGGTTCTTACGTTTTGAGGAACCGCTCTTGATATGCTAGACAGAGCACCAGCACCCATAAGATTTACGGGGTCTGCTACAACATCCAAGGCGTCTTCCACCATTTCGTTAGTATATGTCGCTACTCTTTCCCCTGATTTTCCTACAGGACCTTGATAAGAAAACTCAGGAACGCCAAAAGTAGTAGGATCTCCTGATATTGCCTCTTTTAACATTGACTTTGGTTTTTCCAGAGCATAGTTAACAGCCGCTGATGCAGTAGACACTGCTTCTTGGCTGTACTCACGCTCAGTTTGCCTAGAGGACTCCCGATACTGCTTTCTTAAATCATAGAAATTTTCTCTACTCATCTTCTTCAGACCCCTGCTCTTGTTGCATTAAGTCCAAAATAATTAAGCGGTCTGCTTTCAACTGAAAAAGTATGTTTGGATCATCCGACTTTTTAATCAGGGTGTTTAGTGCTTTTAGAGTATCAGCATACATTTTTAATCTATTTTTCTTTGATAGCAGTTTAACGCCCCCGTATAAGGCCGCACCTGCTGTTCCTGCCGCAACCGCAGGGCCAACGCCGCCTACTATACCAGTAATAGCAGTTCCTGTAAAATACAAAGACCCCAGCGTAGACGGAAGAAGAGCGGCGTCTTTTAATCTCTGGGCGACTCTTTTCAAGCCGTTGTCTAGTTCTTTGTTTCTTTTGTTAACCATCCTGTCTAAAGCTAGATAGCCGTTGTGTTGTTGGTTGAGCAAGTGGTGCGCTTCGTCACCCGGAGTTATGTCCTTTAGTTTTTCGTTTAGTACCTCACGAACAACTCTTGTTGCTTTAGCTCTTCCTGTTGCTGAAGCTGAATCCAGAACGCCAACATAAGCTTCGTTCATAAGTCTGTCAAACTCTTTTCTAGCCTTCAGTATACCCATGGCGTCATTACCGTACCGCTGAACTAACCCTAGAGCATCGTTAGCCAACTCCAAAACGATTTTTTGTGACTCTGGCGTAATACCTCTAAAACCGGCTGACTGCTTAAATTCTTCTAAGGCTTCAGACATTTCTGCAACTAAATCATTAGCGTCTACTTTGGGGTTTCCTGCTTGTTTAATAAATTTTTCAAGTTCTTCTGCTTGATTACCTATGTGGTTTAGCACCACGTTCATATTGTACGTATACGACCTGTTTGGGTCTACATTCGGTATGGTTTCCAGAACTCCTACAATCTCTGCGCTTTTTTCATCAGGTATCCAACGTTGACTGCGTAAGGGGCCAACCTCTTCAACAACATCTGTTGTTCCGAAAGATTCAGGCTTAATTAGTACTTGTATTCCTTCCCTTCTTTCCTGTATGTTTACTTTACTAGACGCGGCCCTGCTTCTTCGTTGTGCTTTGTCTATGTTTAAATCAGGCCGTGGACTAAACAAAACAGATAAGTCAATAGTGTTGTCTACTAAAGCCTCTCTTCCGGGGTTTTGTGTTTTCCACTCGTTGTACTTATCAATACCCATTTCAGCAAAACGCATGGCTTCTTTAAACCAATCAGTGTCTTTAATTTGATTGAAAGCCGCTTCAGCACCTTTACGTACAGAGTTGGGAACAGAGCTAATCATGTAGTCTGTGATTATGTCACCAGCAGTTAATGCTGTGGTAGCCACCCCGCTTGTAACTTCAGCCGCAAAAGGAAACATGGGATGCTCTAAAGGGTCTAGCGCTTCAACACGTTTAGCGTACTCCTGTCTACCCTCTTCAATTTTCTGCGGAACACGCTCCATAAACCCTTCCATCCGTGTTGCGTACTCTTCTGAAGGTTTAGATAAGCGTGTCCACTGTCCGTTAATAAAGCCTACACGTTCTCCGGTGCTGGGATTAGTTGCAGTCTCAAGCGGAACCCAAGACTCGCCGTTCCAGTATACCTTTTCGCCCGTGTCTGGATTAGTAGCTGTTTGCATTTTATCAGTCCCTTACAAAACCGGACGGAGGAGTATCAACGGTGTCAACATCCTGCGTTGTCGGCGGTGTTCTCTTTGTTCTAGAGGGCAACACAAAACCGTAAGATCCGGGCGCTACCTTCATTTCTTTTACTGTCCTATTGTACAAGTCGACTTTATTTTCTCCTGCCTTTTTAAGAATTTTTAAGATTCTTTGTAGAGAAGTCGCAGTCATTTCAATGTCTCCAGCGGCGGCTTTGTTTGCAAACTCACGGTCAGCATCTGACAAGCCTGTACCAGCACCAAAGTTTTTGATGATCTCAGCAACACGAGGAGCCGCCAGAGCAATGTACGCCTCTGTATTCTGCAAAGCAGGATCGGAAGCATCAATACCTAAAGCCTCAGATAATTCACTTCTGATTCGTCTGACGAACAACTCAGGCTGTGCTGTTGCTCCTGTTATCATTTCGTCAGTTAATGGTAAAACTTCTTCAATGTTGTTTAGAGTCGCTATTGTTTGAGACGTTGACTCGTGTAGCTCTTGGAAATGTTTTACTCCAGCTTCTGCTAAAAGCTCGCTTGTATAGTTAGCAATTGTTTCTACTTGCTGTCTGTTAGGCGCTCTACGTAACCCTATTTCGCTAGCTCTAACGAATCTACCAGAATCAGGGTCCATAACTCTACCACGAGAGTCAACCTCCAGCATCATTTCCTTCCCATCAGCAGTAACAAAGGCTTTTAGTTCGGCTTCAGATCCTTCTAACAGTTTGTTAAAAGCTTCGTCCGACATATTAGACATTGTTTCGTCGTTCCACTCTATGCCCATGTTTCTAGCTAGAGCTTTGCGTCCGGGTATGCCCCGCAGTCGTATGACTTCCTTTCGCTCAAATGCTCTTAAGTCTTTTTGGATTGCTCTCAACGTTTCTTCATCAGTTGTGTTCAAAGCTCGTTCAGCCAAGTCTTCCATGCCTAGTTTATTAGCGGAATCCACAATAGTTTCTTGAAGGGCTTGAAGTTGAGTTGCGGCTGTTTGTTGTTGCATCCGTTCACGAGCCTGCTTTGCTAGTTCCATAGCTTCTTCAACTTTACCCTGTGCTAGTAGTTGTTGAGCCGCCGCAGACATTTGTTCTGCTGTAGAAGTTGGAGACATAGCCGTACTGTAAATATTAGCCATCTCTTGTTTTCTTTTTTCTGCCTCTTCATTTAAC